CAAGAGAGCTTATTTCGTTTGAAAGCGTGGGTAACGGCGCAGACCATCGAACAGGCACACTGTCAGTTAAACTTAAAAAAGGCCCATCTGATAGTGCCCTAACCGAGTTTATACAGATTAACGCTGTATCAAATTATACGGCGTTTCAAAGCGGCAATGTTGGCATCGGCATTGACCCACAAGTTTTGCTGCATGTTCAAGCTGGCACCACAGGAAACGGAACCGTAAGAATTGGCGGCGGGGCCGGGCTGCAACTAAGCCACAATAACAGTGGGGCCACAGTGCAAACCATTGAGAGTTTGTACCGCACAACCAGTGCAGGCGCTAACTTGCAAATAAAAACGGGCCACCTAACGATTTTTACCGGCACTTCTGGTGCGCAAGCGATGGATATTAGCGAAACGGGCAATGTAGATATTGCGGGTGTACTTACCAACGATGCTAAAAGAATAATTGACCACCCAACGCAAAGTCACGCTCTGGCGCATTATCAAGAGCTTGTTTGCCACAATTCTATTACCACCAGCAATAAAAATACTTGGATGGATGTGGCATTCACAGGGCACTCTTGCGTCTTTAAAGTTTACGGCGCAACGCTCGAAAATGGTAACGTTGTGCTTGGCGGCGCAAGGCTTATAACAAATATGCTTGTTACTTACGGAAGTGCTACGTTCACAACGGACGCTTATAAAGTGACACCGATGAACGGCGGCGGCGTTTCAAGTTTAGAATATCGCTATTTAAACAGCGGCGGCAACGCGGGCAGCCACAGATTGCAAGTGAAAGTTAACTGGTCAACGAGCAATACGGTGGCCGTTTACACCACAATCACCGGCATGTCAGAAACCCTATCTGTTGCCGAAGACAATTAACCCCCAGCCAAGGTAAACTATGGCCAATCCTACTATTGATATGTTCAGAGAATATGATTATTTTCTACATACAAATTAACCAATGAGGAATAAAATGGACACTCAACCACAAACCGTAGACGCTAGCCAGCATCAAGCAATTGTCGCTGAACTAATCGACCAGCGAGACAAGGCTTTAGCTGAGTCTGCTAATAGAGGTGTGCAAATTCGTATGCTTCAAGCGCAAATGCAGCAAGCTCAACAAGCTGAACCGGCAGCGGAAGAAAAAACGCCCGAAACACAAAAGAAAAAATAGTGTTGAAAAAGTCTACGGACAAATTTAAGACTTAATTCATACTCGCGTATGTGATGGGGCCATTGTGCCCCATTTTTTTTGGAGCAAGCCATGCCGTTTACCTTAGTCGAAGAGACAGGATCTGGAGTTGCGGGCGCAAACAGCTATGCAACCGTATCACAGGCTGATACATATTTCGAAAGTCAGATCTATAAAGATCAGTGGATCGGTGCCTCTGCTACGCGAAAGGCACAAAGTCTGGCAATGGCTACTTCTACCCTGGATACGCTGGTGGCTTGGAATGGCACCAAAAAAACATCGACAAACCCGCTTGAGTGGCCGCGTAAGGGAGTAAGTGAAAAGAACGGTTATGCCGTAGCCGATGATATAGTTCCTAACATTATTAAAGAAGCGACCTATTTGACGGCTTTGGCCTTGTTGGAAAGCAATCGACGGGAAGAACCCGGTGACGCTGGCATTGATGAATTGAGCCTCGAAGGCATCGACATCAAATTTAATAAAACAGACAGATCATCAATTTTGCCTCACTTTGTAATGCTTGTCGTAGAAGATTACGGGCGCATCAAAGGCGGGCGCTTTTTAAGTGTGTCGAGGTCTTAATGGACTTACAGCGCACAATAAAACACGCGATGAAAGCGGTTGGGGGAGCCGTTGGCAATGTTGAGAAAAACCTTGAGGTAACGCTGGTGCGGGAGAACGTAGAATATGACCCCACTACTGGCGATTTTAATCACAAAAATCCGAAAGTGTATCGCATCAAAGGGTTGGTGCTTACCAATTCGAATACAGAGCAAGACATCGACAGACAGAAACGAAACGAACTAACCGTTCTTATCAGTTACAAAGATCTGCCGGAGAAGCTTTCATCTTCTGACAAGGTTAAATTTGACAACACAACGCACTTTGTAACGAGCGCCTCTCTTGATCCATCTTCCTCACTGCATCGCCTGGGAGTGAGATCTGGATGACCATTAAAATAACAAAAAAGGGTAAGTCGTTTGACCGCCTTGAGAAAGATTTAGAAAAGGCAATTACTAATGAGCTTAAAGGTATTCTTACGATGGCCCATAATGAAGTTCTCGCGCATACGCCGGTCAATACTGGTACACTGGCTGCCAATACGAACTTCTCTATTAATCAGCCGGATCAATCTTTTGGTGTTGTGGAAAACGAAGTTGATAGAGATGCGTCACAAGTCTCGCTTCCGGTCTACAGTGCATTGGGCATGGAGAAAAATCGGCCTCAAGCACTGAGCTTGGCAATCAGAAGAAGAACGGCTGCGTTGAAATCTTTCAAGATCGATTTTTCAAGAAAGAAAACGTACAAATTCTTTATAACCAATTCCACTCCCTATGTGACTGATGTCGAATACGGAGAAGGCATCTACATCAAAGCACGGCAAAGCGCCACTGGGATGTTCCGCAAGTCAGTTCAGAAAATCAAACAGAATATAAAGTCAGGCAAAGGCAAGCGTTTCGGGAAGTTCGATCAGCGCATGTCAGGCCCGCGCACATTCACTGAGTAGTCCAAATGAAATACGATGAAGAGCGAAAACAGATTGAAAGCCGCTTTCAAACCATTTGGGCTGCGTCAGACTATAAGGGCATCCCGATAATTTTTGAAAACGTCCCATTCAAAGTGATCCCAGGTAAGGACTACGTTGCCATCCAGATCTTAGCGGCTGGCGGGGAAAAGCTTGAAATGGGCAACACCTTCTTTCGCAACGAAGGCATCATTCAGTACGATATCTATGTGCGAGAAGAAACCGGATCTGCAGCCGGGAAGAAAATGGCAGACGTAATTTCTGACTCCTTTCGGAATGTCAGATTTGGGGATGCAGCCAGCGGCTACATACTCACAAGGACGCCAAGTTTTCGTTCACTAGGGGTGGATGATGGGCGATTTAGAATGGTGCTATCCGTTGAATATCAGCGGGATGTGAGCATCGCTTAACGGCATTTTATGCCCCACCAACCTGGAGATTAGATAATGTCTAATACATACTTCGCCGATAGCAGCGAAACGCGGGTTGCCCTGATCCAAGAAGCCACATGGGGCACAACGCCGTCAACGCCAGCTTTTAAAATAATGAGAGTGACGGGTGAAAGCTTGTCAGTCGAAACAGAAACAGTCACCGGATCTGAGCTTCGCGCAGATCGCAACGTGGCCCACCTCATCAATGCGTCTAAGGCAACTGGCGGATCGATTGAGATGGAACTTAATCACGATGATGTCGTTCATCTGATGATGGAAAGTGCGATGCAATCTGCATTTGCCTCTGACAAGCTCATCAATGGCGTGACGCCAAAATCGTTCTCAATGGAACGCACATTTAGTCACACAGTGAGTGGATCAGGCACAAATACATTCGTGCGGCACAGCGGCATGATGTGCGATACGATGGCACTAACGATGGCAGCGGGATCGATGATCACGGCAAGCTTTGGCTTCCTGGGTAAAGAGGCAACATCAGCGTCTGCCGCGATTACCGGGGCAACCTATACCGCCGCCTCAACCACACCGCCTCTGTCAGCGTCAAAAGACTTCGCGTCACTGACAATGGCAAACATCACCTCACCGAAGATCTCAAGCTTGAGTTTAAACACGACAAACAACCTTCGCCGTCAGCAAGGCGTTGGGGTTGAAACGTCAGTTGGTTTGGGCACAGGCCGCTTTGAGGTGACCGGCTCTATGGATTTCTACATGGAGAACAAAGAGGTGCTTGATGACTATCTTGGCGGCACGGCTACGAGCTTGGCCTTCACCATTGGTGCAGCGGCTGGAGCGAAGTACACATTCACAATCCCAACTGTGAAGTTTGAGTCAGTTACCATCAACGCGGGTGGCAATGATCAAGATGTATTTGTCTCAGCGGGCTGGAGAGGCCTGTTTAGCGCTGATGTCGATAGTGGCACAGGCGGAAGCCAAGGCGGGACAATGATGATTGAGAGAGGCGTTTAATTATGTGGACGGCTTCTGTTTCATTCTCCTATTACGATGATGATGGAGAGAAAACGGTCAAAGTTGGGAGCGAAGTGAATGCTCCCAGCGATTGGCTCGACAACTGGGCAAAACAAGGTTTGGTAAAGTCATCTGCCAAGCCAAAAGCAAAAAAGGCCGAAGCGGATAGCTAAAGCCCTAGGGGGGGCACTTCGCCGGGGGGTGCCCTCTCATTATTGGAGACATTATGTCTAATTTTTTATCCCGTTACTCCACAGACAGCACTCTTGAAACAGAGGGGGTCTGGGTTGATTTTGGCGATGGCATTCAAGTTAAGGTCACTCGCGAGAACACCGATGAAGCGCAGAAATTCCGCCAGAAAATTCTTCACAAGTATCGTACTCACCGTAAGATCCCTGATGAAGTTTTGACCGACCTGGCGACCAAAGTTTTGGCGCATGTATTGGTCAAAGATTGGAAAGGCATCACCGACGAAAAAGGCAAGGATCTGCCCTACACGCCGGAAAACGCATATAAGATCTTTTCAGAATTCAAAGACTTTCGCGAGGATGTTTCAACGGCATCGCAAGAGCGGGAGTTCTTCAAACAAGAAGAGATTGCGGCCCAAGCAAAAAACTAGAGGAAGTCCTTGGTTGGATGGTCGATTGGGGGCATCGGATTGATGATCTTCAGAACATGGTTAGCGATGATTACATCCCCGCTGCCTTGGAACGAAGGCCGGAGCCGGTGCTTGCAAACCAACCCGTCTTGGACGCCTTTTATTTTTTAACATCGAGGCGGGTTAGCCACTTCGATGCGATTGGCTGCATACCCCTGAGTGAGATGATTTCTTACACCCAGGTTGCCGGGATGAATGATCCGGCGACACGGGAAGAGTTCATCTTTTTCCTGAGTTTTGCCGACAACTTTTACGTTGGTAAAATAAACGAGAAGAAAGCGAAATCACATGGCTGACAGTAGCATTGAAATTCAGATTAGCGCCCGTGGCGCTGATCAGGTCGTTAAAGATTTCAAAGCAATTAATGCTCAAGTGACTGCCCTTAACAAGAAAATAGGGGACTCCGCTGGAATAAATAAGTTCGTTAAATCGATGGCAGATGCATCGAAGAACTTTACCAAAGCTCTGAAATCGATGGAGCAAGCTCTCAATAAAATTAAAGGGTCAACTCAGGCCGTTCAAAACGCACAAAAGCAGCAATCAAACGCGCGTTCCCAGCAAATAAGAAACCAAATCGCTGATCTTAGGGCGCTAGGAACCGCTGAACGCCAAGCTAACCGACTACAAGCAAGATTTGATAGAGCGGGATTTAATAGCGGATCTGGCCCAGCAAATGCCCTGAGAGGTTTGAGAGGTGACATTGCTGGGTTGCCTAGTGGCGGGCCGGAAAGAACTCTGGCAATGGTCGCAGCCCAGCAAAAGTACAATCGCGCCATAGATGCATCTCAGGAAAAGTTTAGAGGCCTCAATGGGACAGTAGACACAGCGGTTCGCCGCACTGGTCGATTGGGACAAAGCTTTTCTGGATTGCGCGGGATACTTCTCAACACTGGTGTGGCTTTAAGCAGCTTGACCGCCATCCTAGGCTTTAGAGAAGTCCTTGATGCTATCCGCACCATTCAGCGGTTTCAGTTTACTATTCAAGCGGCATCCACTGACACACTCCAGTTTAATAAAAATATGGACTTTTTAAGTAAAGCCGCTCAAGAAATAGGGATTAACTTGGCAGAGGTAGGTCAGCCCTTTGGCCGCTTTATCTTAGCTGCAAAGCAATCAGGGATTGAAGGGGAAGTCGCCAATCAATCCTTCGCGAAGATTGCAGCATCCATGAGGAACCTTGGCGGATCAGCCGCTGATACAGCCGGTGTTGTTCGAGCTTTTGAGCAGTCTTTGTCCAAAGGCAAGTTCATGGCTGAAGAGGTTAGATTGCAGCTCGGCGACAGATTGCCAGTGGCTATGACCGCGCTTCAAACAGCAACCGGCATGACAGGCGATGAACTAAACAAAGCATTTGAAGCCGGTGAGCTATCAACTGAAAAGTTTTTCTTACCGTTTGTGCAAGCATTGTTTGATGCCACTGGCGGGTCTGATCAGTTAGCTCAATCTTCACGCGGATTGGCCGCTGAACAAGCTAGATTGGGCACCGCTGGATTAGAGGCCGCAGAAGCGTTTGGTGAAGGCGGATTTACTAAAGCCATGACCGATCTGAACAGAGAATTTGCTACATTCCTTCAAAACCCAGGTACTCTAGACGCTATATCAAACATTGGCGCCCTAGTTGGCGGGTTGGTAATTATATTTGGCGATTTAGCCAAAGCAATAGGAATGGTTACGGGATCTATTGCAACCGGGTATGCGGAAGCCAAGAAAGCAGCCGAAGAAAGCGGTTTTGACATTCTTTCACAATTCATGGCTTTTGTACAAGGATCGGGTGAAGCGGCTTATGGATTTGCAAAAGGAAATCAGGACAAATTACTTAGCACTGGTGGGG